TCTTCCCCCCCCCACACCCCAGAAGCACCCGCGCTTGAAGTATTAACCGCAGGAACGCCGCCAACAAAAGAAGATGTTCCACCAGATGCACCGCCTATTTTAGTTTTAGATATACCCTTAACCTGGGCAGCACTTGCAACAGCTTGCGCAGCGGCTAAAGGGATGTTGAAAGGATAAGGGATGGTCGACATTGTCTTTTGTACTGCAGCATAACCATCAACAATAGCGCCAGCTATAGCCGCCGCCTTACCGATAGCAAAAAGCTTTTTACTACTAGTATTCATTAATGATGCAAGATTGCTGAATGTGGATTTAACGGCGTTCATCTTAGCTTGATTTTTAGCATCCTCTATCCGTTTCTCTGCCTCTGCTGATTTTTTACTGATGGCTAGCATATCATCGGCGTGCTTCTGAACTCTCTCAAGCTCTAGCGCGTCTGCCTCTGCTTTTGCTTCTTCGCTCAACAATCCAAATTCTCTGATTGCAAGTATTTCAGCTTGGAAAGCTTCATTTTTTAATTGCTGCTCAGTTTTTAGCGAGTCTTTTATTATTTGTATCTTCTCTTCAAGCGCTGCTTTTTCGTCATCAGTTAGACCGAAAACAGATCCACTTTCTTTGTCCCCACCAACCGCAGCCTCCGCTATTTTTGTTGATGCTTCTTCTGCTTTTTTAACGAAATCGTCTAACGCTTGGCTTGGCAATGGCTGCATTAATGCGTCTGAAAATTCATCAATTGAGCCTGTTAGATTCTTGCTGGCCTGCTCTGAAAATTCGGCCATCATTGATGCTGCGTTAGATGTGAACGCTTCCATCGCTGGCAAGGCAACGCCGGGTATCAAATTCGCAGCACTGATAAGCTTATTTATCGCTGCAATACCTAAATTGACAAAGCCCTCCGTACCCTTAGCCATAATTCGAAACGCTTCATTCACCACCTTAGCGATAGTAAACGCCGCAACTTTTAAGCCTTTAAATATTATGCTTACACCGTGTAAGCCATCAGCAAATACACCGATAACTTTTAAGCCGTTTTTAAATGCCGAATCAACAGATTCTTCAAAACCTTTCGAGCTTCTAGCGCTATTTAAAAATTGATTAGACATCGCTTCCAATGTTGGCGAAATCCTAACCGCAACTTTATTGACAATACCTTCTAAAACTTGCTGACTCTTAAACATTGCATCATTGGCCTGCTCAACCTTTGCGGTGTCAACCCTATCGAGTGCCACGCCTAAATTTTCAAGCTCTGTTATCGTTCCTTGTAGTCCTTCACCTTTTAACTGCTCGAGCATTTTCATCATTCGGATCCCATCGCGCCCGAATAAATCCATTGCTATCGATGCGCGTAGGCTGGCATTTTCCATGCCGCCCATCGCATTGGCTATTTTAACAACTTGTTCATCAGCGCTAAGGTTTACCATCTCCTTAGCATTTATGCCTATTTCTTCTAATGCCTCGCCAGCAGCGCCACCTTTTCTCGCCACTTCACCTATGCGCCTTTGCATACGTTCGAGATTGGTTGCTAATTGCTGTGCAGATGTTCCGGTCAATGATGCTTGGTGCTGCAATGCTTGGAGGTTTTTTTGTTGGATTTTTAGCGCGTCTGATGTCTTGGCTAATACGTCAAGTTGAGTAAGCGAGCTTTTAACCATAGCTGTCGCAACAGCCGCCGCCGCCGCTGCCCCAACTGTTGCCCAGCTTTGATATACTTGAGATGATGCGCGAATTTTCTTTGCTGTCGCCGCAACTTTCCCGCCGACGCGATTCATTGCAGCATTAAAGCCGGTAACGTCTGCGCGAACTTTTACATTAATTTCGCCGATACTGCCGATTGCCATTAAATGAAATCCCCGTTTTTACGCATTTCTAAAAGCTCCTCAACATCACTTTCCTGCATACCGCTGTAATACCTCTCTTGTTTTTTAGACTCTAAAAATACATAAGGTTCAGATGGTGTCATCTGCCAAAAATCTGACGGCTGACATCCGTTCTGCATGCAAAGTTTATAGATATACTCCCAAGAATCAGGTTTTATTTCTTCGCTTTCTTCTTGGGCATCGGCTTTTTTTCTTCGCTTTCTTCTTCTTGAGGCATAAACAGCTTGAGTAATTCGCCAACTTTCATAGCTATCATTACGCTGTCGTCTTTGTCAAATAATTGACTGTACAATTGATCGAAGTCAACATCCGCACCCGCCCGTTTCAGCATGAATTCAAAAAACTCTGCCATCTGACCCATCGGCGGCATATCACCTTTAATCGCTGCGTTATTGATTCGCATCGCTAAAGTGATGGGGTGCATTCCAAGCGTGCGTTCTAAGTCTACAGCCAAGCGAGTCGTGACTTTAAGCGTATAACTTTTACCTAAATATTCTAAATCAATCTCAGATTTGCCGAATATAAAAGACATAAATTATTCGCCCGCTGTGAATGTGACTTCACCGCTTGAGGACATAGAAGATTCAAATGTATACGCCTCATTATAAGGAGCGGTATTACCAAGTGAACCGAAAAAGAAATCGCCAGCAATAACCGACCCTTCAGGATAAGTCAAAGTGCAAGCATAAATTTGGCTTGTGTTATTCATAATTGACATAACCAAATTTAAATTTTCTACAACGCCAGAAAAACCAAGCTCAATATTTTTATTGCCAGGCTCAGCAAGTACAGTTGTCCAGCCGTCTGATGAATCGGATGTAACATCAACCGGTTCATTGTTAACAGAAACACTTTTTTCGCGGATAGCAATACTACCAGCACCACCAATTGTTAAAAGGACTTTACGCCCCGTAAAACCTACGCCAACAGCCATAATATAACCCTCTAATTGTCTGTCTGTATTAAAATTCTAAACCGCTGCACACCATGTAGTGTTATCCCGTCAGGGTCTCTAAGTATCGTTTCAAATTCTTGATGTAATTCAAACGGTACATAACCTGACATAGTTAAATCTGCATGATGTAAAACGTCATAAATTGATTTTTGAATATTACCTATTATAGCCATATCTCGCTGGTCTGACCAGCTATGAATATTTATCACGCCGTCAAAGCCCAAATGACAGTCATTATCTGCACCATCTAACGCAGATTCATACAAAACAACATAAGGATAATTGTTTAAATCTTGAGGAACATGCGTGAATATTGCCGGGCTTGAAGCGTAGCTTGTTAACTGGTCAGTTAGCGCGCTTGATGCCTTTAGTGCTGCAATGATAGCTATTGCAATTTGTACTTGTGCGCTCATTTACTTTTAGCCTTTATGATCGCGTCTGCCGCTGCGCTTAAATTTTTATTTAGATTGCCTCTGTTCTTTCTAAGTGCTGGTTCCAACCAAGGACGAGCGCCCATTTTAGATGTCCCCATTTCAAGGAACCCCGCATAATCTAAATTAGAGCCGACAAGTGCATATAAACCGCTTCTGTTAACCTCTACCGAAACACTGCTTACAAGCTTGCCCGTGTCAGTATTTGGCGCGTTACCCTCTGCCGCTGCCGTGTGCGTGTAAGTACCGCCGCCCTGCCTGCTTCTATCAACTTGCCGACCAGGTGAAACCCCGTGGATTGATTTTATAGCATCTGTCCTAATGTCATTTGCTGTCAGTATAACGCCACCCAGCAAAGCCTCATCCATGCTAGCACCCAATGATAATAGCTTGCGCTTCAGTTCTTTTTCACCGCTAACAGTTATAGTCACTGAGAAACCCCGCGCTCACCCTTAACAATCAGCCATAAATCAGCTTCATCGATGTTATTAATGTGTCGTATCTGATAGTTGTTATCTCGATACACTAGCCGCATCATTTCAGTTATATTTGAACGATAACGAATAGTAAAATCGCTAAACGAAACAGCACCTAATTGATCTGCATGTAACAATTCAGAGCCGCTAGCATTTTTAATTTTAGCCCAGACATCCGCAACCTTAACCCAACTTTCAGAAAATCCACCCGTAGCAGTGCTAACTTTCACAAGTTGTTGAAGTTCAACCTTTCTATTAAGTTGGGATGGCGTGATGTCGCAGCACTTCATAAAATGACCATTGAATAAATATAGTCATAGTTTAACTGGTTCGACCAGATGGTGCAAATTAGAAAGACAATCCAGCATTAACGGCATACGGTCGCAGTAAATCTGCGGCGCCACTCATCTTCACAGCATCGCCTACATCGCACCCACCAGCATGAACATGGATATACGCAGCGACCATTTTAATCCCATTCTTAATAGTGTCAGGAACCTTTGAGAAATCCGCATAACCCGCAGTGTAGTCAATGACTAGCGCAGGATTATCAGTGTCGCCAGTGCTAAACTGTTCAAATTCTATCTGATACGGCTTACCTGGTAATAATCTGTAATCGTCTACAGTTGCCGCTGTGCCGTTAACTGTCACACTTTCAACGCTAACCAAGTTAGTGTATGGTAAATCGACTCTAAGCTTATAGCGATAGTTAGCGCGCGATAATGACGGGCTTGTAACAGTGCCG